CCATCTGTGCGCTGCGAAAGCGCACCTGGTCCCGATGATGGTGCTGGATTCTGTGGCTTGCGGTATCCGCCTTGCTGTGCCATTAGTCGTCATCCTCATCGTCATCATATGGAATATTATCAATTTTATTTGGTAGGTCTGGAATAATCCAGTTTGGATATGACTCAACATCTTGAATCATTGCGAGTGCAACTGCCTCGCTGAATCCTGCAGTGCGTAGCGCTTTAAAGTATTCATTGATTGCAATGCAGTGCTTTTCCAACATAGAGTAATCATCATTAAGTACGGTTGTTACTTTTGTTCTACGTACTGGCTTCTTACGTGCTGCCATGATTTCCCCCTTAGATTACTCGTTGCTGTCTTACTTGCGCAGAACCTGATGCCTCACCGTTTGAACTCAAGCGGCTAAGCAGCATTTGTAAATCTGGTCGTGCTTCTGGAGAAGCGCCTCCTACTGGAGCGCCAGGAGCAGAGGGGACGGGTTGCTCAACTGCAGCCCCAGCAGGAGGATTCTCAGGTGTAAACACTTCCTCGATGACATCTTCAATAGACTTGCCTAGTTTACGTCCCTTGATTGCCAAAGCAATCTTCTGAATAATAGGCAGTGGGTCCTGTCCCTGAGATGCCATCTGAGGAATTGTCTGCGTATATGCTTGCAGTGAACCAATGAGAGCCTTACGAAGTTTCTCAACTTCAATCTTCTCTTGTTCTTGTGTGACGTTAATGCCAAATGGCATTTCTCGTTGAGCCAAGTCAACTGAGATTAAATCGCCACCCAATGCCTGAAGCATAAAAATAAGCCCTTGTGCTGGGTTAAGACCAGCGAGCATTCCATACCGAACATCTGCAGAGTAGTCACCCTTAATGTCCTTTGATGGTGTGTATTCAATTGCATATGGTGAGCCCGCATCTACACCACGAACTGTCTTCTTTTCATCAAATATAACTTCGTCAACTTCAAAACAAATTGAAATAACATTCTTAAGTGCAGAAGCAAAGATAGCCTGCGCAGATTTAACCTGCGTATCAAAGCCACCCATAAGCGCCTGCACGCCTTGTCCCGTAATAATCGAAGCATCTACGTTACCAGTACGTGATTCTGGGTAGCGTGTGCCTGTGCGCAGTTCTTGCTGCAGTACTTGCTGTTCGCTAAATGCGCCAGCAGGAATAGGAAGTTCAACACGGCGAACTCCAGCAGGGTTGTTGGTGCGGATTACTCCGTCGCCACCAAACTCAAACTCCTGTACATCCGAAGGCAAGACGATAGGTGACTGTACTGACTTCTCTGCTGCTTCCATTGCAAGTAATGCAAAACGATTTCGAAGCAACTGAATACCAAGTACGTCATCAAACTGTCCACGCATTTCGCCATCAACAGATGGGCGGCGTGCAATATGAACTAGCATCTTCTTGACTGGGTTTTCCGCAACTGATACTGCGTAGTTTGAACGCTCTGGAATATAAATTACAGACTGTTCTTTATCGTAGTATCGAATGACTGTTAGGAAGCCATTCATATCCTGGTCATAGCCATCATCACCAAGGATGCCTTCTTCATGCTCAGGGAACTGAGCAACAAGTTCAGCAATTGTCATGCGGTATTTCTTAGCAAAAGCAATGCAGCGTCCATAGCGGTCATACTCTGGGTAAGCACCTATTGGGTTCTCTATGCGAATACGCGGCAGTTTTGCTTCTTCGTCGAATTCAATAATGAAAGGGACGAAACCAAATGTGATATACCAGTCTGCACCAGTATACATCTGCACTTGCAAGTCTGAATTAATAAAGTAGTTAGCAGCAATGCGAGTTCGCTTATCAGCAAACTTGCGTGACTTATCTTCTACTTGGTTGATTGCAGAACAGTTAATAGCGGGAAGCGGAGCCATTACTTCGGAAAGGTCGCGTGCAACAATATCAATAAAGTTTGCAACTACGTTTGCATCAATACCGTCTGGAAAGAAATCTGGGTATACACTAGCAATCTGACCACGGCGTACCGCTAGAACATCTTCATGTCGTGAATCGCGCTCACGTGCGCGGTGTTTGAGCGACTCAACACGCGCCGCAATCTGCTTAACTGATAACATTATTGTCCTAACGATTGATTAAAAATTACTTAGACTTAAGGGCGCTCTTGCCAAGGCGAGTGCGGTTGGCACGTAGTGGTTTAGCGTTTTTTAAAATATCTACTTTTAGTTTGCTAGCATTTTGACCAGCATTATTTTTTGACACTGGCTTATTTGCAGCCTTTAATCCACGTGCATTTGCGCGAGCAGCACTGCGACTTATTCCTGAACCGCCGCCTACTTCTGAAAGTTTTGAACTACGCATAATTACTTCGCCTTCTTTTTAGCAGGTTTCTTCATTCCTGCAGCAGCCTTCTTAGCAGCAGCACGTACTCCAGCGCTTACACCCTTTTTCTTTGGTGTACCTGATACGCCAGCGCGGATTGTCTTTTCAGCAATTTTCTTTTCAGTACGCTTTGCAATAGCAGTTGCACGTGATGCTGTTTTCATAGCATCTGTACGACGACGCTGCTGCATAACATTTGCTGCACGTGATTCTGCTGCATCTGTATAGCGACCCATTACCTTATCAAGTCCCTTTGCCTTGCCACGTGTTAAATTCATTACGAGTTCATCTGTCTTATATGATGAGCCTTTAGCGTAGTTCTCTTCGCGTGCGCGTTCACGTGCCTTGCGTGCCTTATCATTTACTGAATCTGCCATGTTAATTCCTATCCATAGTTTTCTTGCCATTGCTCTTGGAATGCTTCATCAAGATTAACGGAAGTTCGTTTTTTGAGTTGAGCCTTAGTAGCCCAGCGGTTTTCTTTGTATCGGTTCGTAAACGAAGCCGCTTGCATTAACTCCTTGGCACGCAATACACCAAACCACAAAGCCATAACACAGTCGGTCTTACCCTTAGTGTTTGGCTTCCACGTCATCAACTGTTGAAGGAGGGACTTCATGCCCTCGGAACCTTCAGTGGATGGGAACTCTATTGAATTGTTATTCTGGAACTTACCTTCTCGTAGCGTTCCAAAGAACGTAGACATAGATGCTACGCCCAAGTTAGTGTCCCATTTGTTTTTACCAGTGAAGTGTGGCTTTAATGCACAGCCATACTGTGCTAGCCACTGAATCAATTCATCATCTAGAGCATAGCCCTTCTGATGCGCGTTAATCTCCACGCGGAATTCATTAGGTCGGTACTTAACTACCAACTCTTCAATGGTATTACGAATCTTTGCTGGTGTTGGCTCGGACATGTTAATACAGTCAAGCACATAAATGCGACCATCTGCTGAGTTGTAGTTGATAACTACAAAGGCAGAGTTACCTGTCATAGCAGGGTCAAAGCCAATAATGGTATAACCGCGTACTTGCGTTGGATGCCCAGGCTTCTCAGGGTCAAGAACACCACGCTTGCGCATGCCATTAATGCAGCCCTGCACCAAAGGTGCTGAGAAAATAGCGTCTTCTGTAATATCTTCCTGCTGATAGACCAAAGCCCAAGTAGAGGCAGTTACCTCACCTCGACGTTTAAATAGCGCTGGACCATTCCACTTGGGATATAACCCATCCTCATCAGGAGTATCTTCATCTCCATCCCAAGGGATGTCAGATTTCTCCCAGAGGGTCTTCCAATCTTCAACCTTCTCGCCATACTCTAGTACGGCTGGCATACCCATATAGGTGAACGGACACTTTCCGTTAGACCAGTACTTAGGGTCTCGCAATTCTTTGTAGAAGTCAGTTGCCGCGATACGAGTTCCTACGATAAGCAACTTACCGTTCTTACCCAGACGGGTAATAACTTCCTTCTGCAGCCAGTTAATCTGCTTCTCATACTCATGAGCATTGGCTGTAGTAATGCAGTCGTCAAGAATAATCAAATCTGCTCGAGCGCCGTAAATCTGACCACCCATACCGAGTGCCTGAATAGTTGGGTCCTTCTCAGATGAATCACGCGCATCGCCCCCAAGATAGACGGTGTCAACCTTCCAGGTATCTGCATCCGCTTTCCAACCGCCTTCTGGACCAAATGCGTTCTGCATCTTGGCATAGCGGGGATGGGACAACCTGTTCTTTATGGAATACACGAACTCGCGTGCTTTGTTCAACGTCTTGGAGACCACGATGATGCGGACGTTAGGGTTGAGGGCGATACGGTAGGTCGAATAGTTCACCGTAATGACGGTGGACTTGGCATGCTCAGGAGGTACATTGATGAGCATACGGGTAATATCCCCAGGCTCATAGGTCATAGCGGGGTGAACCCAAGAAGGGTCGCGCCCCTCTAGTAGGTCAATCCAATCCTGATGGTGTGGAAACACCTTAGACCCCAGGAACATCTCAGAGAACTGAGCAAACTGAATCTCATCCTTGGGGATACCCAGTGCCTTGATGGAGTTGGTCTTAGCATCTTCCTTAGCCTGCTCTAAACGGCGGGCAAAGTCAGGGTCTCTCATCACCCAGATACGGGCGGTGTCAGGCTGCTTGCCTACCTTGCTCATAGCATTAGGTAGCGACATTCCTTCCGAGATGAGGTCAAGGACCTGCTGCTTCTCGGCATTTGCCTTCACGGTCTTGGGGTTGGTTGCACCCTTTTCAAACGTCATCTAGCCCCCTAGAAATAGACAGACTTCACCTGCTTTGTATCAGTTTTGTACAGACTATTGTACTAGAGTGAAGAAGGCTCTAAAAAGACTTCTGAACTATTTTAGTCTCTATATATACTTAATCCGTTCAAACAGGTCAAACGAACATTTTCTATAGAAATATTATAAAACTGCTGGTCAGACTAGGGGGTACTACTGTACAGAAATAAATTATGTAGAGATACACTACTATAGTCACATACATATTAAACAATCTGGGGTCTAAAGACCCACAGACTGTTCAATGCTGACGCTCTATAGTACAGATAGTCTGCGTGGCTGACAGACAGTAGTCTAGACGCAGTAAAAACCTTACTGCACTGCGCCCAGTTAAACTGCATATATGGGGCTGTAGTCAGTAGGTCTGTACCTATAGGTCTCCTTCCTTATCAAGCCATTGAACTGCATGGCTTGACAATTCCCTCCGACCTATGGTGTGGGGATTCTGTTGTTAGAATCTATCTAACACAGAAAGGTAGTTATGAATATCAGTTGCTTGCTATGTTCTTCAGATATTAACTGGTGTGACTGTATATACGGTCTAGAAGGTCTAGCCCGTAATGCGTACGGAACATATGTAGAAATGGAAAGAAAGAAGGTATCAGCATGAGCGAGTCCATGGGCATCAGCGTCCAGAACACCTGCTACGAATGCATGGTGATAGCCAGAGATACTGCGGAGGGTTTCCCTCCCAGCCAATGCCAGTCCTGCGTAGATGACGCAGAGGCTAGAGCAGATGACAATGCTTGGAATCTGCATGAGGAAGACAGGCTAGGTGAAGGTCACTGCCTGTCAGTAGATACAAGTGACGCTCCCTCGGCAAGCGAGTGGGTCGCGTCAGAAACATATATCAAGCCACAAACAAGGAGAGCACAAATGGTAGAAAGATGGGACGAAAACCTCAAGTTAATAGAACTCGCTGTGAAGTTCATAGACACAGACGAACCAGTAACGCGTAGCGAGTTCTTGCCACCAATCGCACAACTCATAGACGGCGGTGTCTATGAAGAATATTGGGAGTTAGACGACCAGCGCCAACGCGCTCGAGAAGTCCAATGTCACTGGTGCAATCTGCTTACCCCAAAAGCATTCAACGACTGCCAAGCATGTGACAAACCACTAGAATTGAACGTCCGATGAAATACGAACGTTATAAATACCACTACATAACATACGAACAGTATGTCGCATTCGCTAAAACAAAAGCAGGTAGAACGCTAATCCAAGTAATGGATAAAGCCTACAGCACAGGATATTACTCGCCAGATGGTGAGTATGAAAGAAACAATAAGTAAAAAGCAGGCAAGCCCGTCGCCTTTGGCGGGCTTGCCAGCCAGTAAGTAAATCAATCAACTAACTAAGGAGAAGCAAGTGAAGAACGAAGTAACTATCACAGGTACAATCAAGAATGTTAAGACATACTCAAACGAAAAGGGTACATTACTAACAGGTTGGTTTGACCAGCGCGACGTAAGCCGAACCTCAGATGGTTCAGCAGACCGCATGATTTATGTAGTAGGCATGAATGTAGTAGCACTAGATGAATCCACAGTAAGTGAGATTCTAGGTGCAACTAAGGCAGGAACAGAAGCCTCAATGCCTATCACACTCACAGGACGTATGCGTACTCGATTCGATAGCCGTCCTAATATCCCACGTGACAAGCAGTATCCACCAACACTTCAGTTGGAAGTGCATGCTGTAGAGGTTCACGCTTAAAGACCAGGTAGGTGGGTGGTTCACCAGAGCCATCCACTTACCTTCTTTTTTTACTCGGGATTCGGGTATAAGTTCAGACTAATGCAAGTCCATAATCAATCTAAGGAGAATCATGTATCTATCTACAGCAGAAGTAATCGGCTTGACTATTGCGCTAGCCTCATCAATCTTTATTATAGTTCTAACTACTATTGCAAACTATCAGTTGCAGCAGGATAATAAATTCCTGCGACGCAGACTGCGTTTGTATAGAGAGCAGAAAGTTATGAGTAACTAATGATGAACCTGAAAAAACAAATAGGAAACATACAAGTATCTACGGTTTCATTGCCCTTTGCCCATGGTCTGGACCTATATGAGACCATGGTCTTTGACTATCAAGATGCCGAAGTAGGAGCGTTCACACGCAGGTATCAGTCATATGATGCAGCAGAAGCAGGACACCAAGAGACGGTAGAATTAGTAGAGCAATCAATAAGGGAGAAGAACAATGCCTAACGAAGATGCATGCTGCAGCCAATGCGGTACGTTATGCGAGATATGTAATATGGAGGAAGACAATGAGTGAGCCAAGAGAAGACGACGACATTGCATTAGATAAGGATGGCGAGTGTGAAGACTGCGGCAACTTTATCTTTGAATGTGTATGTAATATTCCCGACGAGCCATACGATGTAGTCTATGCTGACTAATGCATTCAAGAAGTACTATGCCAGTATAAGCATAGCCATCCTTACATTCGCTAGCATGGTAGGTATCCCTATCAAATCGCTAGCCGACAATCCTAACTATGACCCATGCAAAGTTGAGTTAGGTCCAACAGTATGGAGCAAGCAAAAGGCTAAAGCCTATGCCCTTGCATACATGAAACTACACCACCCAACATGGACTAAGGCTGAGTGGCGTTCACTTAATAAGTTATGGGGCAAGGAGTCTGCTTGGAATATGTATGCAGATAACCCTGAGTCTAGTGCTTATGGAATCGCACAGATTCTAAACACTGACCCCTCAACTCCAGCCCCTCTTCAGATTGAGAAGGGGCTGTCGTATATCGTTCATCGATATGACAAGCCATCAATCGCATGGGCTCACCATAGAAAGAATGGTTGGTACTAATGAACTACATAGTACAAGTAGAAATCTCAGTTGAAGCAGATGATGATGACGCTGCTTTATTCTGGGTGAAGGATGCAGTACAAATGTATGGAGCAACAATGTCTATTCATCGGTGGATAGATACACGACTAGAAAGAGAGAGCAACAATGGAACAGACACTAACAATCAATGACCAACTCGTAGAGTTGGGTACGCTAGTAGACAATCAAGAGACATCTGTCCAGCGTGTAGGCGCACGTCTAATTGAATCCTATTTCAATACATTCAATGATGATGAGCAGCCACTAGATGTTGAACAGGCAGCAAACATTCTTTACTATCTAACAGACATTCAGGTGCGTGACTATGCACTTGGTTTGCTAGATAAGGATAAGTCGGACCGCATTATTCCTGCACTCCTACGCCTAGTAGATGCAGCCCCAACAGATACCATCTATATCAATGCACCTGCATCATTGCTATCAGTTGCATACTACGAGATGCGTAACCCATCAGATTCATTGACCATGCTAAGTAATGCAAGTGAAGACTATTCATTGGCTATACTACTACGCCGTGTATATACAGCAGGCTGGGACCCAAGTTCATTTGCTCGTATGCGTGAGGAACTACACCCTAAAGTAACAGCAAGTATCTTCGGAGAGGAAGAGTAATGCTACAAGTTAGCGAGTCATACAATAACAAAGCAATTGCTAAACTAAACAGGCAGGCTTGGGTAAAGGCTGGCACAGCAGTAACTGCTGGCTCTGCATCAGAGGCTGCACGACAGGCTGGTCTTGACTGGACAGTTGAACTATCAGATATGTTTGTTGAACGTAAAACAATTGTATCTCCATATGAAAGTGTAACTGATAAGTTAGATGTTCCACGTAAGCAAGCAGTCATCAAGCGAACCGAAGATGGTGAATCTGTTATCGGTGTAGTTGGTGACAAGTACAAGGTAGTGCAGAACATGGAAGTATTCAGTGCGCTAGATACACTGGTAGATTCAGGTGATGCACGCTATACAGCAGCAGGTGAGTACAATAACGGTGCTAACATCTGGATGATTATGGAATTACCTATTGGTGTAAACGTAGCCAATGACCCACATGCTGCATTCTTGCTAGTGAAATCATCACACGATGGTTCATGTGCAGTACGCATCCGCCCTATCATTGAGCGTTTGTTCTGCTCTAATCAAATCAATGGTATCGTAAGAGGTAAGAAGTCAAATGACTTTACCTATGTTATGAAACATACAAGTAACTCAGAGTTATCTGTCAATGACATTCGTAACATCACACAACTTACATACCAGGCTATTGAGGAGTATGAAGTAACAGCCAATGGTTTGCTACAGCGTGAAGTATCAGCAGCACAAGTGCGTGATTACTTCAAGCGTGTATGGGCTTTGCCTACTACAGTAGAAGACAAACCATACCACTTGCTTACACAGGGTGAGCGCAGACAACAGACTCTTGCTATCACTGCACGCGATAAGGCGTGGCAGGTATACAATGAATCAGAAACACAATCAAACATTCGAGGCACAGCATTCGGTGCATGGCAGGCAGTGGTAGAATACGCTGACCATCATGCTTCGGGTGGCTCCGAACGACTCGCCGTTGCCACCCTCAGTGGACGCAACGACAACATCAAGAACAAAGCACTAAGCCTAGTGCTTGCATAGTATTGGCTCGCAATGATACCCGAGTAAGAGTACTGTAGTCAGTACCGCCAATGGCATAGTGAACCAGCGTAAGGTCCCGCGTGAAGACCGAGATGCAGGTAGTTTATGCCATCACCTGAGCATGTGATTAAAAGGCTCATCCAAACAACGAGAGGGAAACATGAACACAATCCAAGTAACAACAGAAGATGGTACTATTAACTATACAGAAACAGAAGTCTTGCATTTTAAGAAGAGAGCGCAGGAAGTAGATGCAATCCAGCAAGTCAACGACATGCAGCGAAAAGAAATCCGTGACCTACGTAATGCAGTACGTGACTTCTTCAGTGAAGGTGAATGGTCAGACGGTGAGACAGTCTGCAACAAGGGTGATGTCAATACATTACTCGAACAAATTGGTAGCCACAAACTTACAACCAAGTATCGTGGAACCTTCACAGTTACTGGTACATTCGAACTAGAAGTAGAAGATGAAGATGAAGTCGAGTCAACTATTTCAGATAACCTTTCAGTTGAATGTTATGCTGCAGATATAGACGTAGATAACATTGAGATTCTT